TTGACTTCTCTGCGACTAGACAACGTGCTACGCTTAGGACGAAACAATACGTCACTAAAGTCTAGCTTAATCCCGTCTTCGATCTTCATTGCGGGGGAACATCCTCTGATTCGGTGAGTTGAACAAAATAGGGCTTATTCTTGCGAATCATTTCATTAATCATGTGTCTACTGCCTGGGCTCTCTCCGTCCCAAATGACAACAGCAGCATCGGCATACTTTGCCATTTCAACGTTACGTAGTACACCTGCTCGTTTGCCATAACGATTCCAATCAGCGGGCATTTCTTTAACAGGAATACCATTAGCAATTGCCCACTGTTCACCCAAACGGTCAATGCCAGTAGCCATGCCACAGACAACTTCGGTTACTTCATACCCACAGCGTTCCATAGCCTGAACTACAAGCTTGTAGTCGTTTACTTTACGAGAACCTGCAATGATGACCTTCATTAGTACTTTGCCTCACGAGTATGCTTGCGATAGTCAACGCTATCACGGCGCCACTGTTCACCCTTTCCTTCAAGAATGTCACAGATACGATCAATAGTTCCATCAGTCCAATCGCTGATCTTGCCCATGTTTTCATGTGGCTTCTTCAACAAATTGTCAAGCTTAGCGATAGCATCATCAATAGACCAAGGAACATACATACGTTCATGATCGTTTGCGAATGTCTCAGGGAAAGAACGATACGCAGGGTATAAAACATTGCAACCAAGTGCGTCTGCTTCGCTGACAGTATTGCTTACCCAGTCTTGTAACGCACAATTGAAAACAACGCGGCTATCATTTACGATTTCGTAATACTTGTTCTTATCAAGATTGTCGTAGATAACAAGCTTGCCATCTTCAACCATCTTACGAGTACGAGCCATATAGCTATCGTTGTTCGACTTCAATTCGCCACCTGAACAGACAACGAACTCAACATCCTTGCTAGGATAACGCTCACGCCAAGCTTCAATCAAGTCCATATAGAAGTCAGGCTGCTTCTCTTGGTCCCAACGTGCTGAAAAGACCACACGCAATCTACGAGAATTAAACGGACGAATGTAATTATCGACACGTTCAATTACTTCGTTCTTACCAAACGCAAGACCTGAGATATTATAGATGGGAACGTCCCAACCAGCAACACGCATATGAGCAACCATTTCTTCGTTGGTTGCAAGTACACCTGCTACGCTAGAACAGACCATCTGTTCATATGCTCTCATCCAACGTTCCATACCCCAAACATGAACAAAATCATCGGGGTCAATAGTCTGTGCTAGACAACGAACATAGATACGAGGCCACATGTGTTCAGGAAGTTGATCAATGATATAGGGAAGTGATTCAAAGCCCGGCTGGAACATGTCTTCAAAGTAGATTACATCTTCGCTAGTGACTTCGCCCCGCTGCATCATCTTAACTAGATTCATCATCTGGCTCATACCAAAGTATGAACGACCATGTGCGTCAAGAACCTGACCTACGCTAATTCGCTGACTGTTATCAAGTGTTTCTCCCGGAACATAAACAACATCGATTCCTCGACGTTCAAATACTCGACGGTTCCACTCTGTAAGCTGTAATGTATAACGAGCGTTATACGCTTCAAGTCCCATGTAAAATAGTTTACGCATTATTTTCTCTCTATATCTTCTTCGTTACACGCTTCACCATATTGAATTTCAATCAGTTTAAGTTGCTCTTTGCCCTCATTAGCCAATTGATGCCATTCCATTTGAGGAATGCGAATATGATCAAACTGTTTAAATGTTCCTAGTAACTCGGTGTCTGAGCTACGATTTATAGTATACACGGTTGCGGTACCAGAAGCAACAAACCAGTGTTCCGAACGATTAGAATGGCGTTGCATACTTAATAGCTTACCTGGTTCTACTGTTAGTTCCTTTAGCTTAACAGTTTTACCATCTTCATGTAAAACTCTATAATAGCCCCAAGGTCTGTATGTTTTAGGGGCCTTCCATTCTTCAAGTAACCAACTAGAACTGTTTGCCTTAGATATGCCGCCGACACCAAACACAAATGATATGTTATCATCATTCACTCCCATTTCTGGAATGTTGTCTGCGGTTCTGTCGCCGCCGTTAGCAAATATAATATGGTGATCAGGATATACTCTACGTGCCCATGATATAGCATCTATGGCACTATTATCCCTGTCATTGAATGGAATAGCATAATCTACTCCTTGCAATGATTGTATAATAGAAATTCTGTCTTCGAAAGGCATGAATGACCGGCCCTTTTTACGGACCAGCCATTCATCACTGTTAACACCCACTACGAGAATGTCTCCCAACTCACGGGCAGCATTGATGTATTCAATGTGTCCGCGATGAAGTGGGTCAAATCCTCCAGTTATGACAACTAGTTTAGCCACGGACTCTGGTAGCTTCTTGTTCCTTGAACTTGACAAGATCAAGTTCCCACTGATTCTTTACTGGCTTGCCAGCAACGAACTTCTGAAACTGACGGAAGATATAATTCTTCGTGTTGTAGAGGTCAGCTTCATTGAACCTGTAGCCATAGTCACGGCAGAAGTTGCGATAGTTATCCAGATCGTCAAAAATCTGCTTGACCTGAGCCGAGGTATTCTTAGTGGTATTCTTTGCCATTTATAACTCCTTAGATGGCGAGTGATTGATAAGGTTTAGTTGTGTTATAGTAAATTGTGGCACCGTTCTCATTGTCTTCGGAGACAGTGATTTCAATGTCACGGTTGGGGTAGCGACTTGCTATCAACATATATAGCTCATCGCTGATCATTTCACAAGACTTATGGTCAAGTTTCATCACTCCATCACGAAAGCTATTCTCTAGCCAACGCTTGAACTGAATAAACTCAATATCTCTGTCATTGTGAAATACCTGAACCGCCACTTTAAAATGAAAGATGTGACGATGAGGATAGCCTAGGAAACTAACGTCATATTCGTCGCCAGTTGCCAAACTTGGATCAGTATCCGCTCCGGGATACTTATGAATTCCTTCTTTCTGAAAAGTAACCCATATCATACGCTTAGCCTGTTCGCTAATACGAATCTGCTTTTCAACCAATGTTTGAACTACATTATCCATATTCTTGTTATATCACCTGTGTTAATATTATCAACTGTTTTGGTTAAGAACTTCTGCCATGAGGTCATCGCTATCTTCAATGACTTCATCGATTTCAGGATCACTATTTTCAACACTGAATAGTTGATCAAACATAGTATGTGCGTTGACAGCCTTTTTACCACTGAACCCTTGTCCTGCTTTGAACTGCTGCCAAAACTTGTCATATTGATCGATCATTGCGAGGCTCTTTTCACGGTCCTTGAGACTAAAGATTTCATCAACGATATCGGAGAAGTTTAAGTGACCATGTGGATCCATTACCATCTTAGGCTTGATTCCTTGATCATAACGACGGTTCGCTTCCTGAACAGCAATCATGTGCTGATAGACATTATGTGCCTGAATCAATGTATAAGAAAGCGTGTCCCAACTAGTCTTAGTCTCTTTGCCGTGCTGGCCCAAGAAGCCCTGTCCACGATAACAGATATCTTTCATCAATAGCTTATCTGTGACCGGACTATCAGCAAAGACTTTGTGAATTCCATCAGCTAAGCATCCATCGCTAAACTTGCGAGTATCGGTAGCATACTTTTTAGCTTCCGCCGTCTTCTCCATTGCGTAAGTCCACTTAGTATTATGCTCAAACGTATTGTTGTTGTAAGCAAGACCCTTAGCAGCAGCAAAGAATGGGCTAGCACAGTCAAATGTAATTTGGAACTTTGGGTTGTGATATTTGCGAATTGCTCGTTGAATGTCACTAAAGAGTACAGCATATTCCATAATGCTAGTACCCAGACAGTGAATGAGGTCGTGCTTACCTTCTTCTAAGAAGCCATCATGAATAATATGTACGAGACGCTTAAGCATTAAGTGTATGTCAATCTTGTTTTGACCACCGAATGCCCAACCATTGAAAGCACGGTCACCATAGATATTGGTATCGCAATACTTCTTCATTTCTTCATACCAGTCATCCGACTGCTTGTGATTACGACCCTGTAATACGTTCAAGAACTTACAACGACCATCACGATTAGCAATGAAGTATTCGTTATTGATATGTGTAGCAGTAATTGCTTCTTCAATCGTGCTGATACCATGTGCTGATTTACCGGTCTTCTTATCCTTAATGTGATAAGTTGTAAGACTCTGTGATGGAATATCGAGGCACATGCCATAGTCCATGTACTCATCCATCCAACGCAATACTTCTGTGCGCTTCTTCATAGCACGAGGGCAGTTAGGATCCTTCCAATCTGCTGGCCACTGACACTTAAGAATCTGGAATCCGCCCGAATCCCCTAGAAGAAATGTACCTTCTTCTCTCTTGCGGATGATAGACTCATTATTGTCATCCTTAGTAATATCTAGATTCGCGTGACCAGCAGAATACAAACCCCACTTGTACGTAAACAGACCTTGCTTACTGTTCAAGAAATTCAGACATTCAACGTCACCGTTGAACGCCGCAGGGATTCTCGCCGGGTCAAAATAGTTTTCACCTTCACGCTGCTTACCTAAGCCTGCGATGAAGAAAGACGAGACTGCGGGCAGAAACAAAGCCCAATCGGGATTGTGACTGTTCGAAAGATTAATTTGTTCCAACTTTAACTTCTTCTTTCATTAAGGTCTGAACCATCTTGATCTTATCATCAAGCTCTTTCTTTTGATTGATAAGATCGGCAATGGTTTTATTTGACTTGGCTAGTTCTTCAAGCTCCCGATCTTCTCGTTGCTTCTTAATAGCCCAATCAATAGCATTTTCAGCATCAGGAGTTAGACCAACACTAGCATGGCTTGTGCTAAGTTCAATCCACATGTTGCCGTCATAAACTTCAAGGCGTTGCATATTAGTATTAAATCTAACATCACCCACGTTCATGTACCCTGAACTAGTGTTCATATATGTGGTCGCAGGGAAGCCCCCATTGACCATCATATATCTACCAGAACCATTAATAGTCTTGATCATATCACTTTGTCAAAGCAGGAAGCAAATACTGCCAAGTAGCAAGACCGCTATCAACGGTAATTTCTACTACACCCTCATCTGCGATACGAACAGTCTTGTCGCCCGGAAGATCCATGATAGCGAGAAAGACCTTTACAGGCCACTGCCAGGGGCGAGAAAGCGCACCAGTTACTCCTGGATGAAACACAAAGTTGCCCGAGTGAGTTGAAGGGTCACCGAAATAGACCTTAAGATCACCGTTTTCGGTCTTTGTCTTAAAGTTAGTTTCTTCGCTGTTAGCCTGAGCCTGCTTCTTAAGACGCATGATACCAGCAACAGTTGGTTCAAACTCTACGTTCCAAGTTGCGCCCTTGAACGTAACCGCACGAACACGATCCTCTACCGCATTCTTCGACATTAAGCGATAGTCGTTAACGAAGTCGTTAGCAGCGGTTTCAAAGTGAATAGCAGCGGGAACGTCTTCGCCGTCCTTGTTTTCACGAGTAAGCTTGATAGTAGCGTCTTCGCCATAATCATCAAAGCCAAGAATAGTCTTAAGCTTGCTCAAGTTAGGCATACCAAATGTGCCTTCAAAATCTGCGATAGGATTCTTGAAAGTGCCATAGACAATAACCGTTCTATCATCAGCTACAGCAGAAACCTTAGTTTCATTCTGAGTCCCGTTAACCTTTACCAATTCAACAACGCCGAGACCGTTAGTGTGCTGAATCAAATCAAGCAAATAATCTTTCATTTCATATCCTTTTTCATGTAACTATTTAGGTTAGTATAGTGTGTATTATAGTGGAATATTTCACACATAGCAACAACTTGTTTAACCGAAACTGAACAAGTCATCAAATGTACTATTCGTATTAGTATTAGATCGAATATCCCACTCAAGAACACCCAATAAGTTGTCAATCTTTTCGTCAACTAGTGTTCTTTCCATTTCTAGATCATCGAAGGGAAGATCACAGAACCATTGCGGAAGTCTAAGTTCATCTGTAGGATAAGCAACGCTCGTGAAGCCAAGTGGATTATCCTTGAGTTTACAGACAATAACCTTCATACCATCAGTGATACGCTGACTATAATTGTCTCCGTTTAGTTTCCGAAGATAGTTATAGTTTAGTGCGGCTCTTACGTGTCCAGGCATAGTTGCTTTACCAGTCTTGCTTTTCTTTTCAAGTTCTCCGTAATATGTCAATTTGTTAACACTCTTTGGAGAACCCTTAGTCCAGCTATCTTGCTCACCGAGCCACAATTTGAATTCACGAATCTTACTGATAATATCTTCTCTGGGAGCGCCGCCCAGAACCATTGTCAATACTTCCATCAAGAATTCTTGAACATACTTGGGAGTATCCGCTCTCTTAAGATCAAGACCCATAGCTTTAATCTTGCCCATCTTACCATCTAAGTCCTGACGCTTACCTTCAAGGTCATAGATGTTAATAGCATAACGCTTCTTAGTGATGAACAATGTACGATCACCGATAAGTTCACGACCAGCTTTAATCACTTCGCCGTTCTTGCGAGGGCAGTGAAACGCACGTTCCATGAACGCCGGGAAGCTATCGTTTGTAATCTCTGCGATTTGATCATACAATGCGAGACAGCTATCCTTATCCCACGCTAGCTCGCCCTTATCAATCTGTTCTTTCAAGATGGGATACGCACTAAAGTAACAGGAGTCAGTATCACCATACACAATAGCGTCGCCGTCGTGTTCATACTTTTCCGTGATGATTTCGTTTATCTGGCTCATCATATGCTTAGTGATTTGACGACCAGACAACGTAACTGACTGCCCGATTCTTTTATCATAGAAACGACAATGCTCATTAAGAAGTGCGCCATACGCAGAGTTAAGAAGAATCTTACGAACTAGCTGGCGCTTGTCATAATATTCAAACATATCTGTGCCATATGCTGCTTTTGCTTCCTTCTGAATACTCTTACGTTCTGAATACCAACGAGTCAACAGCCCCGGAATAATTCCTTCTTTCTCATATGTAAAGATGGTTCCGTTAGCTGACAAGATATAAGGCTTGTGGCTATCAAAGATAAGCTTCCAAACCTCAGCAGCACTCATTTCAACACTGCGACCATCTTCATAGTCGATAGTGAGCATAGTGCCACGCTCCTGGTTCATGATAGCAGTATATTCTAGCGACCCAAAAAGATTTTCCCAAAGAATCGCACCAGTGACAGCATCCGCATCATCACCGTTCTTTTTCTTTCGCTTTTCTTTTGCGAGGGCAATGCTTTTTTCTCGCATATACTGTTCTGTGAGGCTTTGTCTGACTTGTCCGACAATTGTTTCTGGGGCCATGTTGAGGGCTCTAATGGCTGAGGGGTAGAGACTGTTGATATCGACTGCCCCGACCCATTCATGAATCCCCTTCTTCGGGACAGCAACATAAGCTCCGGCAGCCTGTTGTTCGTCACCAAAGTTGTCCTTACGCTTTTTGTCAGGAACAATAAATCCTCGTTCGTGTGCTTCATTGTAAATCGCCATTTCAATCATTGCCACCGATCCCATAACCGTGGGTAGCAGTACGGTATTTTCGTGAGCTAGCGCATTTGCTAGATCAAGAAACTTAAGTTTGTTGTGAATCTTGAACACCAGCATAGTGTCTTGTCTGTTATATTCTACGAACTTTCTAAAGTCCTTGTTATACAACTGATCAAGACTTCCTTCATATGGAGTCTTACGTTCGCCCAACTCATATTCACCGATTGCGTCAAGTGAATAACTGTGGCGACTTTCATAGTTGTACTTCTTATACAACTGTAGATAGTCCATATGAATACGACCAACTAGGTCATATGTTTGTTCTTCTTTACCAAATCGTTCATACGTTCTTGGCTTAGGAAGCTGTCCAAGCAAACAGAATTTACGTGTATCGTCCTTACTCATAATACGAGTAACACGATTCACTGTATAGGGAATATCGTAGCCCTCTGAGTTCCAGCCCGTCAATACATCCGCGTCTTCGATAAGGTCAAAGAACGTTTCAAACATTTCGATTTCACTGCGGAACAAGAAAGTGTTCGGGAAATCCTTAATCAAATCTTGCGCTGTTTCATCTGTCATATGCTTGGGCGGCATGACCAACGTTACGAGTTGATCTAGCCAGTCAAGATACAATGAGATAGCAGTGACCGCATTGAACGGATCATCTGTAGGACTATAGCCTCGTTCCTTATCAAAGTCAACTTCAATATCGAAAAATGCGGTGTGAAGCTTGGGAGGTTCCTGTCCCAAATAATTATCGCTTAGGCATCTAAAAACTACAGGAATATCACTTTCAAATAATTTCTTGCCGCGATGAATGCGCTTTTCTTTCTCAAACTCAGCTTTCTTGCGAGTAGAGAAACGACTGATTGGATCGCCATAGATAGAGCGATACTTACCTTTAGGGTCTTCGTAGTAAAAAACATAGTTGGTACTATATTCCTTATACGCTCGTTTACCCTCAGTAGTACGCTCTACTACGTAAATCTTATCTGCGTTTGAATCTAGAACTGCGTCAACGTAGGACATTAGTCAGTCTTACCAGCTGTCTCCAAAATAGTATTGAGTTCTTCGTTTTCTTCGTTTGTCTGTGACAGACGGGCCTTGTGTGCGACCTTAATTGCCTTCTTAAGAATAGAGGGCTTAACTTCAAGTTCTTCTGCGATTGCCTTAATGGTGTCATTAAGACCTTCGTTAAGAGTATCAACTTCTTGTAGTACGCTGATACCTTCATTAACAAGCTGCTTAAGCTTAACAGTAGCTTCTGCATTAAAAGTACGTGACATAGTTTCTCCTTACTGTCTAGTTAGTATAACAGACTACGCAGAGAATTCAACTATATTGGTAACCGTTATTGAAAAATGTGGTGATTCTTTTCGCCGTAAATCTTGATGTATTTACCGGCTAGCATGTCAGCCATTGCTTCGATGGGTGACCCAGGATAACTATCACCGGGCTTAATCATACCCAATTCGTGCTGACGGACATGGACTAATTCATGGAACACTGTTCTAAGAATATCTACTAGATTGCGATTCTTGGCATAGACCCAAACACTATCTTCTCCGGGAATATGACCGCCTGTGTGGTGATTAGTTTGTGCTTCTTCACTATCCATTGAAAGTTCGACTTTAGGAACCTTTTGTAGATTTAGTCTTTTAGCCGTCCAATCTACAAACTTTTCTACTTCTTGCTCAAGATCACAATCGACATTATCCGTTTCGTCAAGCTTACCCTTAATCCAACGATCAGGTCTATCTTTGAACTTTTCACGGAACAAGTTATCTAGTGCTTTTCTAGTGATTTTGTGTTTCCTAGCAATTTTACGCATTAGATCATCAATAGTGTTATAATCATGCTTAGCCAAGGAAGGGAGTTTTTTAGCAAGTTCTACTTCGGGAGATTCGTTTACACTCTCTCCGCCGCCGTCTCCGCCAGCATCACCTGAACTGTTGTCGCCATACCCAAAGCCAGGATAGAAATACCCGCCGTAAGCTCTCTTTCTCTTACGCTTTTTGTTATGTCTTTTTTCGGTGATGAATTCTGTCGCTCTCATTAATGTATTTATCTTTTGGATATGGTAATGGCGACGAATTGCTTCGCCGCCATTACACTTAGCTTCTAGTTAATTAGAAACGAATGCCGACGCCGACGAGTCCGCCGTGACGACCAAGATTGCCTTCAAAGTCAGTGTAGCGATATTCAGCCTTAGCAAAGACTGGACCAGCTACGTTAACTTCAAGACCACCACCGACAGTAAGACCGTCAGCAGAACGTGCTCCAAGATCAAGATTACTGTAGCCGACGCGAGTAAAAGCAAGAACGTTTTCGTTCAAGACATAACCGAGACGAGCGGCAGCACCGAGGTCAGCACGATCAAAGACGTTAGCAGCAGTAGCTTCTGCACCAACAACTACCTTACCCAACTGAAGGTCATAACCAAGGGCAGCGCCATAAGTGATATCAGTGGGGTCAACACCACCGGTAACGTCATCAGCTCCGGCAGTTACCTCGAAACGAGGACCAGCAAAGTCAGATGCCATTGCAGGGGTTGCGAAAGCAGCGGTTGCGAGTGCTGCGAGTGCGATTAACTTCTTCATACTTTAATTTTTCCTTTTATGTTAAAGTTCCTACATCGTAGGTACTAATATTTAAGTACTGTATGTGTGTCATGAAAATTTATTACGGTAATCTGGGTAATAAACTTTCTATAACACTATAGCTAATATAGTGCTATCTGGTCTAAATGTCAAGTGTTTTAGTTAGCTAATGGGTTATCAAGTGCCCGTTTTATCTTACTATCCACATCGCGGCGAACATCCTGTAGTTCTCTGGATTGATCACGCTTCTGTTCAGCGAGTTCCATTTCCATTTCTCTACGCATGGTGCGAAGTTCGGACTGCATATCCCTAATCATTTGACTAACGATACGCTGATCCTCTTTACTAGAGCGTGATACATCACTAGCTGCCTCATCAATGCGACGAACATCGGTTCTGATATTTCCATTAATATCATCAACATATTCTAATTGCTCATCACTAGACTTTTCTAACAATGCTAGTCTTTTATCAAACTGTGTAAGATCAGGCGCTACATACTTTTCGATCTTTGCTTTCATAAGCATGTAATCGTTGTAGATTTGGAATGCTCCCCAGCTTGCGCCGCCCAATGTTGTTAGTATTGGAATCGCCAACGCAAAGAATGTGCTGTTCAGTTTAAGCTTGATTCCAGCAATGCTGAATTCATAAGACTTCTTTTCTTTGATTGATTCTTCGTCAATAATATCCATTTTATTTTTGTTCTCCGTATTGTTGACTTACCATTTGATCAAACTTTGCGTCACTTGCGAACTTTAATAATCGTTGTGCTGGCGCATTGTCTACTACAGTTTGGTTTCTGTAGATTACTTTAGGAAGATAGAAAGGCAAATCCTTCAATGTCGTTGAAAGATAGATGTTATATCCAATTGGCAAAACCTGTAGTTGAGCCAACTCTACCCCTGTTCCTGCTAATTCTGACACCGTAGTTCCTACTGACATGTCAGCAATTTCAATATCTCTTTTCTCGTTTTCTTCTTCTAATTCAAGCTGCTTCAATGAAGACATGGCAGCTAGATTTCTAACGCTAGTAGGGTTAGTCTCATCCGTGACAATCGCATAAGATTCAACTGTCAAATTAGTTGTAGAATTATCAGATCCTAACGTATCGGTTGACTCTACTGACCCGAAAGTGCTATTTTCTGTTATGCTAGTAGTTTCCTCTACGTTTGTTGCGCCCGGCAATCTAGCAAAATTGGCTAGACCGATAGCACTAGATGAAGAAGAACTAGATACGTTGTTTTCAGTTGAGCCACTATTAGCTTGGTTAGATATACTATTAATCGAAGAACTTTGTGTACTATCTATAGCTGACAGAGTGTTTTCAGCAGTAGCAATGGTTTCTGTATCAGTAGTAGATGTTTGCGAGATTGAATTTTCTATAGAACCTGCGACTATAGAACTTACTAGTTGATCAGTGTTCTTTTGATTAGTTTTAGCAATAGCCTGCGCATCGGCAATTGACATTTTATTTGATGAACTATCAGAAGCACTAGTTGTAGCGACTACTGAGGCTGTAGTGATTGACGCTGGACTAGCTTCGGTAGCAGCTTGAATTGTGGCTACAATAGTATTAGATGTTTGAGTAGTAGTCACTGGGGTTGGTTCTGGCTCAACAACAACAGTTGGCGTAGTAACTGCTACCGCTTCGCTCACTGTTTCCTCTGTGTATTGAGGAGCAACGTATATTTCTTGCTGTGGTGTTGGTTCGGGTGGCGTTACGATAGGAGGAAGACCTGAGATAGACCAATTATTAATCATTCCGGTCGTTACAATATTACAACAAGGAGCATAATAGATTTGATTATACTCGCCGGCATTTAAATTACCGACGGTACCGACTGTTATCGCGGATGTTTGTAGGTTTATGTTAGTGTAATTTGTTTCAATCGAACCGTCGTTTCTCAGTGTTGTACTAAATGTGTTTAATCTCCAATTGCCGCCTTGACTATAATATTCAGCTATATCTTGCCAAATATATTTCATGTATGTCCCATCAGTTTGTGTTATATATTTGGTTATACTTACCGGAGCAATGTCCGCCCAAAGAGCGGCTATGTAATAATTACTATTTGTTTGTTCTAATGGAAAAGCATACCACTGAAAGTTAGACAACGCATTGGGTTGTCCGGGCTGTACAAAACTAATAATGCCATTGTCGTACATCCAAGACTCAGTGAAAGTTCTATTGTAGAATGTAAAATCGAAGGGCAGTGTCACTTGAATATAGCTATCGTCCGTCATTTGATGTGTTGTTTCCGTAACGGGTTGTTGAACAGTAGTCTGTCCATACGCAACGGTGCTACAACACATTAAAAGGGCAGCGATTAGCTTTTTCATTACTTCTTCTTAAGTGGCTTTGGAGCTTTATCGGGATTCTGTTCCCAAAGTTGCTTAGCTTTAGCGCCAATTTCACCCTCATATGGGCAAGGAGTACCAGCAGCCATCATAGCATCGAACACACGACGATCTTGGCATAGCGTAGCTACAGCAGCAACCTTCATGCCCATATCGAATAGTGTTTTGCTCAACTTTAAACGTTCGCAGTTATCATCTACTTTAGTAGCGCCTACTGAAATACCCAAGATTTGAGTTTGTGCCGCACCTGAAATACCTGTTGTACAAAGATCACTATTGCCGCCACTCATCATTGATGGTGCGATAGCAGTGGGGGGCGGCTGAATCACCTTCATTTTACTGTCATTTACATTAGTGTTAACGTTATTGTTGTTTGAGGTGACTTGGCTAGTGCTATTTGAAGTACTAGTGTTGATATTTCTGTTAGTCATGTCACCAGTTGTAACGTTTGTGTTTGTATTGTTAGTTGTTACGTTACTATTGTTATTCACATTGCTAGTTGTGGTACCGTAGTTGTAATTGGTATTTGTAGCGGTACTAGTATTGATGTTAGTGTTGGTATTGTTTGATGTACTATTATTGTTATTGTTGTATGTTACTGTTCCTGATAACACACTGTTGGTAGTGGTTTCACCATAGTTATAGTTTGTATTAGTATTGTTGCTAGTTGCGGTGCTAGTAGTAACATTGTTATTGTTATTTGTTATCGTTCCACTATTAATATTATAGTTAGTATTAGTGGCGTCTGTAGTATTGATATTTGTGTTGGTATTGGTATTAGTACTGGTACTGGTAGAAGTATTAGTATTCGTGTTGTTATTAGTATTAGTAGATGTTACTGTACTATTGGTGTTTGTGTTGCTATCAACTAAACTGGTAGTATCATAGGTTACTTGGGCAAGGACAGGTGTAGCCAAAGACAGGACGCTAAGGCATGAACCTATCAGTAGAAGGGGCTTTTTCATTATTATTATATCCTCTATTGATAGTATAAATTTTACATACTATTTAAGAGTAGGATATACTTAATAATATATGCTTATTTAATTACACCAGGATTGCTTGGCATCGCCATAGTATTCACGAGCATAGCCTTTACTGATCAACAACGCACGTAGACTATAGCCGTCGAGTACAATATCACCTAGTACACGACCGCCGTATTTGTCCCAGTCATAGAGAACGATTTGACGCTTTTTAGCAACACTAACTAATTCCTTAGTGAATGCTGTTGCTGCTTGACCTCTAGCATCTTCACTAGCACATTTAGCACGGAACCCCTTTTCAGGGGTATCCACACCGTATACACGAATTGATAATTCTTTCTTTAGTGGTGCTGGCAAAAAGTCGGCTTTGAATGCGATTGTGTCACCGTCAATGACACGTAATACTTCTACGTCATATGTAACGCCAACTGGTTGCTTCTGCGCTTGTACAGGAGCGACACTGGCCAGTATTGCGACAATTGCCAACAACACCTTCTTCATTATTAATAGATGCTCTTTTCAGGCTTCTGGCCCTTGAAAGTAGCAAGAACTTCCTTGAACTTGTCAACAGATTGAGCAGCCAAATTCTGAATCTTTTCACGATCCATGGGCTTGAGGTTGTCATATTTGTTCAAGAAGTCAACCATGATCTGTACGGGAATCTTTACCTTAGAACCATCATTGAACTTGATGGGGTATCCGCCACCAACGTCCATGCTCTTACGGAACTGAACAATGAGATTGGGCACACGGTCCTGATCAGGATCCTCAGGAGTTTCATCTTCCTTATCCCAGTCATCGTAGTGCGATTCGTTAAGCAGTTCAGTAATCTTCATTGTTATTTCCTTTTAACTATTTATCGGTTCGAACAACAAATCGCCGGGTTTAGCAAAAACTAATTTGCCGTCTTGATTTCTCAAAGCGACTTGTAACTGTTCTATCATATCTTTGGTGAAATGTCTAGCCCTAATTTCGCCGTAGCCAAATAAATGTAC